AAGATATGTGTAAAGAAATCATTGATGAATGTAATACTCAACAATGGGTAAAACATAAATGGAATAATTACACAACAGGTAAAAGCACATCGGCAGCGACAAAAGAATTAGATGTAATGCCATCTACAAAAAATCAACAAGACAAACTTAAACCATCAATCTCAAAAGCATTAGACGAGTATCAAAGACTGTGTTCTTGGGATGGAGAGAAAACAGGTTCAACATGGCTAAGTAGTTATTCTACTATTCGTTTTAATAAATACGAAGTAGGAACTATGATGAGGAAACATTACGATCATATACATGATATATTTGATGGTAATAAAAAAGGTGTTCCTATTGTATCTATCGTGGCAAATCTAAACGAGGATTATAAAGGCTCAGAATTTCATTGTAGAGGTAAAGAAATAAGTCTAAAGACAGGAGACATATTAATGTTTCCGTCTAATTTTATGTATCCTCACGAGGTCACAGAATGTACAAAGGGTACTAGATACTCATTTGTCAGTTGGGCGTTTTAGATTTCTTATAAATATAAGAGTAATTTAAATACATACATAGAGAGATTGACCCAATGGCAACAATACAAAATATCACTATTGACCAAGACGCTGATTTTACAGAAACTTTAACTGTTAAAGATTCTACAGGAACAGTTGTAGATTTAACAAGTCAAACAATAACAAGTAAGATAAGAAAGACTCACTTGTCAACTACTTCATACAGTTTTACAACTGCGGCTGTGAGTGCAACTGACGGTACTTGTTCTATCACTATGACCGATACTGTAACTTCAGGACTTTCTGAAGGTCGATATGTTTGGGACTTAACGACAACGGATAGTGATGGATTAGTCACTAGACGAATTGAAGGAAGAGCAACAGTCACACCAAGCGTGACTAGATAAGTTATGTCAACTAAAGATTATCTTGATAGTAAATGGCCTGATTTAACAACTCAACCAACTATTGAAAAAGTTGAAGTTGTTAATGAAGTTAATGAGATTGATGAAGATATTGAAAAACAGATAAGACAATTACAAGAAGAAAAATTTAATAAAGGTATTCAAAATGTATTACCTAAAGAAGTTGATTTACTAGGACACAGATTAGATAGTTTTTTATCTACTGTACAAGTCGAGAAAGAACAACTAGAACAAAAAGTTAAAAAAGAAGAAATTAAGATTGGTGCTTTAGAAGATTTATTTGCTACTTTAAAAAAGGAAAAGAAAAAACCTGTTGAAGAAAAGAAAGTAGAACCTAAAGTTGAAATCAAAAAAGAAGTTAAAAAGGTTGAGGTTAATTCAGTTAAGACACAAGAGATTAAAGCAGCTTCAGGACTTTTAGAATATTTACTACCTAAAGAAGTTAAGGAGTATGACGAAGGTATAATAGATAAAGTATCGAAGCAGATTTCAGAAATGAAAGTTGCTAATGAATTAGAGAAAGATAAAATATCTAAACTTAAATCAATTGATACTTTAGAAAAACTTACAGAAGAATTTTTAAAATTTAAAAATATTACTTCTATTCAACTATCTACTCTTGGTGGTGGTGGTTCTACAAGAATACTTGACAATGATGATGTTGATATTTCATCTATTGGTAATGGTAAAATATTAGAGTACAACTCAACAACTAAAAAAATGCAGTTTGTTACAAGTGGTGATTCTGTTACAAACCTAGAAGTTTTAGGAACAATAACATTTGAAGGTGCAACTGCTGACGCTTACGAAACTACTCTTAATGTAGTTGATCCGACAGCAGATAGAACAATAACTTTACCCAATATTTCGGGTACTTTACCTGTTTTAGCAGCTGCAAGTGCAACACAAATAACATCTACACCAGAAGAATTAAATTATGTTGATGGAGTGACAGGAAATATACAGACAGCTTTAGACGCAAAAGCAACAAAAGCATTTGCAATTGCACAAGCGGTTGCATTAGGATAACTAAATAGTATTATAAGGAAGAATTATGGCAATACCAAATACAAGATCAACATTGAAAGATTACTGTTTAAGAGCATTAGGTAAACCTGTAATTGATATAAATGTTGATGAGGATCAAGTTGAAGATAGAATAGATGAAGCATTGCAATATTTTGCTCAATATCATAGTGATGGTGTTGAAAGAATGTATCTTAAATATAAGATAACAGCAGATGATCTTGTTAGATTGAAAAAAAATGTATCTTATAATGTTGATGAAAAAGGAACAGTTGCTTGGAATATAGAATTAGAAGATGGAACAAATTCTTTACTAGAAGGTAAAGGTGATTTAATAAAAGAAGATGGTGCAGCGTTACATACAGAAGATTCAACATTGGTAAGAACAACTTACGAAGAAAATGAAAACTATCTGATAGTTCCAGAACATATATTAAGTGTAATAAATATTTTTCCATTATCTGACAGAGCAAACTTAAATATGTTTGATGTTAGATATCAATTAAGATTAAATGATCTATATGATTTTTCATCTACTAGTATTGTTCATTATCAAATGACAATGCAACATTTAGATTTTTTAGATCATATTTTAGTTGGTGAAAAACCAATAAGATTTAATCAGTTATCAAATAGATTATATATTGACCAAGATTGGGCAAATGATGTTAATGCGGATGAATATATAATTATTGAATGTTATCGTAAATTAGATCCAACTCAACATACAAGTATCTTTGATGACATTTATTTAAAAAGATATACTACAGCTTTAATCAAAAGACAATGGGGACAAAATCTTTCAAAATTTTCAGGCACTGCTATGTTAGGTGGAGTGACACTTAACGGTCCTGAATTATTTTCAACTGCATTAGTAGAAGTTCAAAAACTTGAAGAAGAAATAAGAACAAATTATGAAGAACCTGCTCATATGCAACAAGGATAAAAACTAAATGCCAACAAATGTTTATTTTGACACTGGCACAACTTCAGAACAAAGATTATACGAAGATTTAATTATTGAACAACTGAAGATGTATGGCCAAGATGTTTATTATCTGCCGAGAAAATTGGCGAACAAGGATACAATCTTTGGAGAGGATCCTGCTTCGTCTTTTGATGACTCATATATTATAGAAATGTATGTTAATAATACTGATGGATACATGGGTGAGCAAGAGATAATTAAAAAGTTTGGTTTAGAATTAAGAGATGATATTAAGTTTACTGTTTCTAAATTGAGATGGGAAACTTTAATATCTAACAATGGAGATTTACAGAATACATTAAGACCTAACGAAGGTGATTTAGTTTATTTCCCTACAACAAAAGCATTCTTTGAAATACAATTTGTTGAACACGAACAACCGTTTTATCAACAAAGTGCTTTACCTGTTTATCAATTATCTTGTACTAAATGGGAATACGCTTCTGAAAGACTTGATACAGGCATTGCAACTATTGACGCTACAGAGGATGCTCTATCAACTGATACAATGAATTTCCAACTTACTTTAGAAAATGAAGTAGGATCATTTGTACTAGAAAGTGATATAGGTGAAATTAATTATGTTATTAATGAAAGCTTTACAATGGCAACACAACAACCTGTGGATCAAGGAAAAGCATTTGAAACAGCTGCAGGAACAAATACATCATCTACTGCTGATGATATATTAGATTTCAGCGAAAGAAATCCTTTCGGAGAGGTTGATGATTATTAATGTTTGGACAACACTTTTACCATAAATCAATAAGAAATACTGTAATTGCTTTCGGTACGATATTTAATAATATTAATATTAAACGATTGGATTCTAGCGGGAATCCTTTACAGACAGTTAGAGTACCTTTATCATATGCACCTAAAGAAAAATTTATTGCAAGATTAGATCAACAAGCAAGTTTAACAGGATCAGATTCAAGTGTGGCGATTACTCTACCTCGTATGTCCTTTGATGTCACTAGTTATGCTTATGATCCTTCTCGTAAATTAAATAAAAATCAAAGAGTTGGAGTTGCTAAAAATATAAGTGGTGATACAAAAAAATTAAACACACAATATATGCCAGTACCTTATGATGTTGGTTTTGAATTAAATGTTTTTACTGCAACTTCGGATGATGGTTTACAAATTATTGAACAAATACTTCCATACTTCCAACCAGACTATACTGTAACCATGATAGTTGATAAGACTTATATGGATACAAAAAGAGATATTCCTTTTATATTAGAGAATGTTGATTATGAGGATACTTACACTGGTTCATTAACAAGTTTAAGAAGAATTATCTATACATTAAAATTTACTGCAAAGATATATCTATATGGTCCAATTAGTTCAAGTGCTATAATTAAAACTGTATCTGCTGATAGTTATGCTGATACAGCTGACCAAAGTCCATCTCGTAGTCAAAGAGTGACAGTAACACCAAACCCAACATCTGCTGATAAAGATGATACCTACACATATACAACTACACTAGAATTTTTTAATGATGGTAAAAACTATGATGAAGAAACTGGTAACGATACATAATTAAAAAGGTTTTAAAATGAGTAATATTGATGATAAGTTAAATGAAGTACTAAACATTGCTGAAGAAGTACTAGAGAAAAAGGAACAAAAGAATCCTTTAGAGATTGTAAATGAGAAACCTGTTGCACCTGAAAATGCTGAAGTTGATACAGACTTTGACGCTGGTAGAAACGAGTTATATAAATTATTAGAAAAAGGTAGTACAGCAATAGACGGTATACTAGCATTAGCAAAAGAAGGAGAACATCCTCGTGCTTACGAAGTGGCGGGTCAATTGATTAAAACTCAAAGCGAGATAGCACAAAATCTATTAGACTTACAAGATAAACTTAAAAAATTAAAAGACATAAAAGGTGAAGCACCTAAAAGTGTAACCAATGCACTATTCGTAGGGTCAACAACAGAACTACAAAAACTTATAAAGAAAAATAAAAATAAAAAATGAGTAAGTTAGAACAATATTTAGGTAATCCTAATCTAAAGAAGGCACACACAAAATCACGATTTACTCCTAAACAAGTAGATGAAGTGATGAAGTGTCTTGGAGATCCTAAATACTTTATAGAAAGTTATTTAAAAATAGTCACAATTGATAAAGGTCTTGTACCTTTTGAGATGTATGACTTTCAGCGGAAGATGGTAGATACTTTTCACGAC